ACAACTCGCGGCACTGCTGACCGTAGGGTAGTCGTACTGCTGGAACCTGCGACAAGTTTGGTTGTATGTGTGTGCATCTAAGAGTGCGCGTAGAAGGGCAGATGATCCTGTGACGCAACTTACCGTCACTATCGACCTTCTTCATCCATGCCTGTGGTCCTTCTGCAAGCTGGCCTATGCGCTTCTGTACCAAGAACAGCTCAGACAGCTTCTTGGCCTCTGGATAATCCAGCTCACCAAGCACAACGTCATCTATGATAGCGTGTCCCTGCGGTGTCGTTTTAGAGGGCTTCCAACCGTACTTCTTGGTTAAGCAGAACTCTATGTGCCTACGCGAGTTGTGGTTGAAGTTGACTACAGTAGTCTTGGTGAACGGCTCACCTTCGATGTAACCAAGGGTCTTGTTGTTACGCTTTGGGATGAATGTCTCATGCACTTCCCAAGGCTCAAACAAGTCTTGGAGTTCATGGTCAAGCTCTTCACGCTTTGTGCACAGCTCGGCATACAGCTTGCCAGCCTTGGCCTCATCGAAAGTCCAACCAGCGTTACCTATGTTCTCGGCTACCTCACTGATCTCATGAGCCATGTCGAGAGCTTCGTCAGGCCATGTGTCAGGCTTGAGGAACTTATAAAGAGCCATAGTGACCCGAACATCCTGCTCACAGTAATCTTGCATCTCCTGTGACCAGTGTTCCCATCCACCATCGTAGTCACCTTTTAGGAAGTCACCGCCGAGCCTATTCTGTAACCTCATGCCCCAAGCCTTGAGGCTATGAGAACCAAAGAGCTTCTTGGGCATGATCTCTGTAGACCAGTTGTAGGTGAAGTCCTCGTTCTTTAGGTCAGCTCGTATGAGCCTCGACAGAACTAGGGTGTCTGTGCGCTTGCCATCGAAAGGCCAGCTAGGATAGAGCTTCTTGATAACCTTGAAGTCGTAGCCAATACCGTTGTGGGCAACTAGCTCATCAGCCTCACAGAGCATCTCCAAGCCCTCTTTGATCTGGTCAGGGCCATAGCTCCATACTGGATGGCCTTCTTCGCCAACCGCGATACAATGGATAACATCAGGGTCTAACCCGTCAGTCTCCAAGTCAAAGAACATGCGCCTCATCTGTCATCTCCCGATCCTTTGATCAGGTCGAGCTGCATACGCCTGTCCAGTTTGCGAAGGTTCATCTCACCAACGCTGCTCAAGTCGAATTGGAACTGGGCTGCTATGTTTGCCAAGTACCAAAGAACGTCACCACACTCTTGCATGACTGCTAGACGTTTCTCATAGTCCATGTCAGCCAGTGGCTCACCTTCGTCACGCAAATGCTTCTTGAGCTTGTCACAGACCTCACCAGCTTCAGAGGCTAGGCCAAGGGCAAGGTATTCGATCTTGCTGTCTTTAACGATAAAGGTTGTCTCAGCTTGTAGCTGATACCCATCAAGTGTCATTGGATGTGTCATGAAGCTCTCCTATCCATGAAATCAAAACCATGCTGGTCTGGTAGGTCTGTGGGTACGCGATGAGTACGGAAGAAGCCCTTGTACTTAGGGTTCATTTCCATAAAATGTCTGGCGTAATATGGGTGGTGATTGTTGCTTAACTTAAAAGGCTCACCACGGGTCTCAACTGCCGTGTACCAACGTATCCTCTCGAAGATAGCCTTTATAGAAAAGTGCTTGCGACCAGCTCTAATTGCATCAAAAGTAAAACGCTCAACCAGCTCATAAACATCTGGGTTTTCGTTGTGGAACTTTCTCCAGTTATCTTTAAGTGTCATTTTAGAACTCGCTCCCTTCTTCGACCAATCGGCCTGTGTCTCTGTTGAATTGAATGTTGCCAGCCCAGCCTGTCTGACCCGACCAGCGGTTCTTGAGGACTGAGAGGATTCGGGTGTCGCTGTCAGGTGTCTCTGATGGGACAGCCATTGACAGGCACATATCGGATAGCTGGGCTATCGAGTGGCTACCGCGTAGGGATTGCAGGGTAGGCTTTTCGCCGCCCTCGAACCCTTTGTCGCCTGATGGTCTGCGTAAGTGGCTAACGATGATCAGGGCTACACCAAGCTCCTGCACTACCTCTGTTCTGAGGCGTGTCATGGCTATGTCTATAAGCTTACGTTCATCGTTAGTGGCTAGGCCGCTTACCAAGATGCTAATGTGATCGAGGACAACAACAGTTACCCCAAGGGCTTTGACCATGAAGCTGATACGCTGGATGATTGTGTCGATGTCACAGCTACCAAAGTGATCGTAGAGATAGACCTGTCGATCCTCTGGAAACAGCTCGTCAAAGGTAGCCTCGATCTCTTCTGGTGTACTCTGTGATCTGTCTACCGTGATGTTCTTGTTGAGGTGTGTTCCTACTAAGCCCAGTAGAGTGCGCTTGTTAGTCTCCTCTAAGCAGAGCAAACCTAGCCTCTCACCAGACTGGTGTAACTTGTAGGCAATCTCACGGACTAAGGTGGTCTTACCCATCCCCGAACCTGCTGTGATCGTCACAAGCTCCCCACGCCTGATGCCGCCTGTGATGGCGTTCAACTGATCGTAGGGATACCTAATGGATGAAGCAGCGTCATCCTGACCTATCACGGATCGGAGATCGGCAGCGGCAACTATGCTATCAGGGCGATACTCTTTCGCCTCGAAGATAGCACTCACCACGGCTGCTGATTTCCCAGCTACCAAGCAGTCGTTTATGTCCTTCATTGGGAGGTGACTTATGAAGGCTTTGCCGACTGGCAGCATCTGAGCCGCTTCCATAGCTGCTTTGCGTCCAGCGTCATCTGCATCGAAGCAAATCACACATTTGTCAAAGCCGGAAACGTAGTCATAGTTATCTTTGATTGCCCTTACAGCAGAGTTGGAACCGTTAGGTATTCCAACCGTTGCTGCGTGATACTTGCCCAGACACACATGGGCAGAGATCGTGTCGAGTTCGCCCTCGCAGATAACCAACATCTTTCCTTTGCCCCATAGGTGGGAGCCAAAGAGAGACATCTTCTTTGAGTCACCCAAGATGCTGAAACCTTTGTCTTTGGTTCGCACCTTCTGAGCGACAACAGTGCCATCCTTGCCGACATAGTTTGCGACTTGGACTGGCTCTCCTTTGTGCATAGCTTTGAAGTAACCAAACTTCCTACACACTTCCTTGTTGAGCTTGCGCTTAACTAGGTCTTGGTAGACACCAGTGATCAACCCTAGAGAGTTAGCCATGACAAGGGGCTTCGGTTGATCACTGGTGCTATTCGGTTGTTGGACGGTAGTTCCACATGCGAAACAATGCGTATGTCCATCGTCATAAAGAGAGTTTGCATCAGACGAACCACAGTCAGGGTTCTCACATGGTATGTGCCGAACAAACTCGCTCTCACTTTCTTTAATCGTAATAGTATCCATACGCTTGCTCCCTTGCGTAACTACTCCTTCAACCAGCTCTCAGGGATCGTCTTGTTTGCATATGTAAAACCATGCTTCTCACACCAAGCGGCATAAGAAGTCTTTGAGCCTTTGTAGAGCTTCTGGTTTTGGTTGCTGAAGACGAACCTGATGTCGGTGTGTGGAAACTGCTGTTTCAAAAGCAGGTGCTTCTGACGCTCTTTTGGTAAGAAGCGTCCTTTTGTTTCCACAAAGAAAAACCCACCGTCTTTGGTGGGTATCTTGAAGTCAGGAGTGTAGTAGCTGTCGCGTGAAGGCCAGACGTAATAGATACGCTCTGTCTCATACTCGACCTCGATACCACAGCCTTTGATTTGCTCTGCTATCTTGATCTCTAGCCCACTCCTATATCCACGTTGATAAGCCTTAGAAGTCGTCCGAGAACTCATCGGTTTCTTGTGGGTTCGTCTTTGAGGCAACATAACCACCTTCCACAGCCCCAAAGTCATCGCCATCATTGCCGTTACCTTCGGCTGGCTTAATAAGCTGGACTGCATTTAAGTTGAGCTTGATGCCGCAGTTGATGCCTTTGTCGTAGGCTGTCAAAGTGCCAGCAATCCTAATGACTGACCCGCCCCAGATTTGAGGCACGTTGTCCATCATGAGCTGACCTTGGCTATCCTTAATCTTTGGAGCGAACTTGCTCTTGGTCTTAAAGATGATCTCACCAGTGTCAGCGTCAGTGGCATAAGGCAGCATGGCCTTAGACATCTTGTCTCCAAGCTGTTCTTTGGCAAACTCGTTGATCTTGTCGATCAAAGGCTGTGCCTCTTTGCTTGGGACAAGTAGGTTAGTTTTCCATACACCGTCCTCATCAAACTTGGTGTCAGGCTTGTTAGGCTGCAACCAAGGGTACTGTGCGGTGCCTTGGGGTGTGGTGTAGTTTAATCTGGCTTGAGCCATAGTTTAGTCTCCTTACTTTTGTCTGCTTTTTTAGGGGGTGGTGCTAATGACGAAATGAGGATGCCAAGGGCATCTGCATGTGCCAGTAAATCGACAGGCAGTGGCTCACCTTTCAAGTGTCATAGCCGCGCCTGTTCAAGCACCTTTTCTCTTGGGTGCATGGGTTTGCTCCATGTAGTCTTTTTGTTATTGGGGCAATACAAATAGCCGCATTAAAAACAGAGGCAGTTTGTATTAAAGAAAGCAGTAATCACTGTTGACGATCTGCTTTAAGTCCAAGGTGCCTTTAGGTGGCACTTCGGGCAGTTCAGCTTTCTCAGGATGCTCCAGTTGTTCGACAACTTGATCCTTGAGATGCTGGTAGAGACAATCACCTTCATACTGCTCGATGAAAGCCTCTCGTACAGCCTTGAACATCAAGACCGTATCTGCTGGACAGGTTGCAAAGCTGTCATGGATAAGGAAGAAGTCCTTGATGCCGTAGTCGTCAAAGCATTTAAGAACCGTTGAATTTAGGTGAGCTGAGTCCAGTGCATGTGTGTGGTTAGCGGCAGCGGCTGCATTAGCCTTTCTGCTGTCCACTGTGCGTTGCTCATCGTGCCTGATGGTCACTTGGCTGCGCTTGATGTCACCGTACTCACGGTCATATAGATAAACCTTGATCGCTTTGGATGGCTTCTTGGTGTACCGATTGACGACAGGGAACCCCAGCGGAGTCGTCCAAGTCATCATCTTGTTCTCGTTAGAGCAAGCGTCACAGAGCTTCTGGATAAAACCCATGCCTTCGTTGGCACTCTGCACGACCTCATTGACCGCATCCCAGCTTTTCTTGGCTAGGTAATGGGCAGACTTATCACCCCTGTCCATGCCAACGCTCTCACCTGTCTCTTTGTCGAAACGCTCCATAGAGAAGGGGTTGGTCTTGTAGCCCTTCCAGTCACCCTTTGTCGTGATGGCATCATTGATCGGCTTCATGAAGTCAGTCTTGATCTGCTGAGTGAAACCGTAAAGGTTCGAGCCGTAAGACTTGACCATCACGTTGCGCTTAATGGTTGACCGTGTGACCTTATGCTTCATCCACTGGTCACGAATGTCCTTATCTTTGGATGTTGTGTCAGCCTCGATCTTTGCTCTCACGACACTAGCGACAGATTCATAAAGGTCTTGAGGTTTCTCTGATGGCACTAGCCCTGTCAGTTCCCCTTCTTTTTGACTGAGCGACAAGGCACTAAAATGTTGCAGTCCTGAGTTGCTCCCATCAAGTCCTATCGGAAACCCAGACTCATACTCGTAACCGTAAGTCATGACATTGTGCAGTTCTAAACAGGCCGCTAGGAAGCCAAAGGGCTTGTCTGCTTGGCTCCAATAGAGCTTGGTGGGGTCAGTACCGTCAAAGCTCTCTCTGAAGTCTACAGCGACCTCTCTTAGCTGTTCCTGATGCTCGTTAACCCAAGCCAACCTGTCCTCAATGGATGCCTTGCTGATCCTGTCAAAGTCACCAAGGTCAGCGCACTTAATCGCCAGCCATTGCAAGCCTTCCTCGCCAATGGGCTTCTTGTTGTGTAAAAGCAGCATCGACTTGATGTGATCACCGCGCTGATGGCTAAAGTTAGCGATAGGATATACCCTGCCTCTGAAATCCCAGCTTGCACCGACCCAGAAAGCCTTTGTAGGCAGTTTGGCAAGTGATCTGGCGGTTCGTAGGTCTTGAAGCTTTAGAGCCAGTCCACCGTCAATCTCGCGGTTCTTCTGGAACAGTTCACGGGCTTTGAGAACCCAGCCCTTC